CCTGACAACATGATCATTAGATTGTCCGGAGCCAAGGTAGACGGCGCAGCGCCAAAGGCGTGGGCCCATACTTCAACGGTTGTGACCGATGGATCCGAAACCTGCCCATCAGGCAGCCAGGGCGGAAAATGTTTAGATTGCCGCGCTTGCTGGAATAAAGAGATTCCAAACATTAGTTATGGTAAACACTAGCATGTATTTTTTTAAGAACGGCACCGGCTGGTGCGTGCGTCATGATCCAAGGGCCCCGAAACCAATTACAAACCGCAAGCCTCAAGCCCCAATATTTAGAAAGCAACAAGCAGCAAGCTTCAAGCGCCAAGCTTCGATAGCATCAAGCGACAAGCTTCAAGCCCCAAGCAGCAAGCTTCAAGCGTCAAGCCACAAGCGTCAAGCTCCAAGATCCTAGAACCACGGAACATTTGAAAACGATTAGAGGTGCATGGACCGAGGGCCTCTGCTAAGATAAAAGTATTGTGCGGATGCTTCACATGAAAGGCTAATTGGTGTGGAGAAAACTTTAATTTTTTACCCTTGGTTACTTTTAATTCAACAGTGAAAAAGTGGCCATTATTATTACTGACCAATAGATCAGGAGTGCCAAGAGAGCTAAGGTTTTCCAGCCTTGTAAGAGAAAAATCACTCCAAGACTTACGCACTTTTTGATAGAGTTTAGACTCTGGTCCCACTTACTTTTTAGAGGTAACACTGTTAGTCACTTTTGGCTTTAATGACGCTAACATAGTTATAATTTGTGCAACTTCTCCATACGGTTTTGACCATAAATACTGCAACAATTGTTTTCTTTGTTCTTCAGTTATTTCCATAATACTCCCTTCTATAAAATTAGTTTTGGTTTTTGCGTGGCAGTTTTAAGAACTAATCTTACACCTTCTTTAGCTGCTATGATGTTATTTTCTTGTGCTTCTATTCTTATAACTTCTTCAAGTCTACCATTATTCATATCAATATAGACTCTAGCAAATCCAAGAGCATTGCCTTTACCAACAACTTTGTTTTGTCCTTTTGCAAGTTTGTCTGTGAACTGACCTAATATCTGCTGTAAATCTTTAACTAACATTATAATAATCTGATCGTTCTTTTTTTAATTCTTTTATTTCTTTTGTTAATTCAACATTTTTTTGTAATTCTTGGCTAATCATTAATCTATGTTTATCATTAACCATCATAAGATCTCTTACGCTTGTACGTAGTTTTTCAATAGTAAGTTCAAGATCATTATGACCTCTGTCTTCTTTTGCTTTTTTAAAATCTATTACTGTCTCGTTTTCAAATGTTTTGTCTTCATCTTTCATATTGACAATATAGGATAGTTACCTTAAAATGTCAAGATGGGTGTTCCAAAAAGATTAACAGAAATGCAAAAAAGATTTGCTGAATATATCGTATTCAATGAAGGCAGAACTACGGCAAGAGAAGCTGCTGTTGCAGCAGGCTACAGTGAGAATAGAGCCAGTGTCGAAGCATCAGAATTACAAAATCCTAGACTATCTCCGTTAGTGGTACAATACATTGGATCATTACGAGAAGAAAAACTTAAAAAATATGCTGTCACTTATGACAAACATGTAGCTGAACTTGGTAAGATTAGAGAAGAGGCTTTGAAGAAGGGTGCTTTTTCTGCTGCGACCAACGCTGAAAAGAACCGAGGCATGGCTGCAGGATTATATATAGACCGGAAGATAATAAAAACAGGTAAGCTAGAAGAAATGTCAGAGGCAGAACTAGAATTAAAAATGAAACAAATACTAGAAGATTACGCGCCGATTTTAAATGCGAAAGTTGTTGATGCATTACCAGAAGAAGTTAATGAAGTTTCGTCATCTTCAAAACGCAAGAAGTCGGGAAAACAGAACGTTCACTAAAAGTAATAGTCCCATCATCGTCAATATCATAACCTGCAAATATTTTAACAGTGTGTTTATCTTTACTAAATAAATAACCTTCACTTACTGGTGTCGCTAGTTTCATATTAATAAATTCTTTTTCTGAACCCCAGCCACCTTCCGTAATTATATCACACCAATCAATCTTGTATCTTGAGTACGGAAACTTCACCTGTTCTTTTATTAATTTTGGTTTTGAGTACGTATTTAGATTCCGTGATTTGTTTTTTCTTTTCGGCATAATATTTTGAGTTGTGTTTCTTATTGAACATATCCCAAAAGTCTGTTTCTGTCATCATACTAAATACAGTTCCAATCATATTTTTGCCTTAATTCGATTGTCGACACCTAACAGGGTATTTATATTTTTTTTTATTACATTTGCGCTAAAATCTAAAAGGGTGTCGGCATTAGTAAATAAGTGATACCTATCTCTTATAAGTAGCTTATACCAAAGGTTATTTAACCATAATTTGTCGACAGGGGGGGTGTCGGCAGGGTGTCGGCAGGGTGTCGAAGGTGTCGACAATTGGCCTAATTTTGTACACTTATGACGCAGATAACTTAGAATTGTTCTAAACAACCATGAAATGTCGACACCTAAACCCGGTTTGCGACACCCCTTCGACACCCTTGCGACACCCCCGGTGTCGACAATTTGTGCCTTAATCTTGCCTTGATTTGAACACAATTGATGTATTTTTGCCACATGTTGCATTATTATCACTTAACAAAATCTTCTGGTTTCATTGGTTTTGTACGTTCTTTTTCATCATGTTGTAACTCATTAAACATATCTAATCTTTTAAGAAACTCATGTTTCCATTTTCTTAATTGCAATCCGTCAGTTTTAAACTCTTGGTAATATAAGTCAGGCGTGCATACCATGATAACTCCTTGTTTAATTTTGGAACCATAGACGTAGTCGTGGGCCATGGCGTATGCTGCAATTTGCATGTAATAATCTTCAATCCATTCTTCCCTCTTCGGACGGTTACTTTGTTTGAAGTCAACAACAGTCTCCATGCCATTATGTGAACAGATAAGGTCTGTTGCACCTGCGTATAGGCCCGGATAATGTAACGTAACTTCCGAACCGTAATACTCATCCACTGCCGATAAACCCATCTCGATAATTTTGTCGGCCATGGGACGCGCCTCTTGTCCGATGCTTGTAAGATCAACACAGCCAGTTCCGAGAACATGATGTTCGAGAAATTTATGCATACAGGTCCCCCTGGAACTTGAATGATTCTTAATTCGTTCTGCTTCTTGTTCACCTACTTTAGCCTTCCATTTTTTTATAAAATCTTGATTTTTGGTGGCTCCTAATATCGTAGTTACTGAAGGAAGTCTATAATTACTTATCTCGTAAACACGTTTTCCTGTTCCGGGGTCCGTGATTTGTTTTCCTTGTATATAGTTGTATCTATTAGATTTTTTAGGTCCCTTAGGCGTGTTAGTTTTTTCTAGTTTATCTATTAACTTTTGGTAGACCATAGCGTCTTTATCATCCATCATTAGTCACTACCTTTAATAACTTCTCTTGAAGCATTTCCTTTTGTTTACGTAACATATCTAACTCCTCAGATAACCGTTGAATAGATCTACTCTGTAACAAACTATTCTCTCGCCACTGTCTACGCTCTTGTTTTATTAGGTCATTATCCATTTTTTACCCTTTCTTTCTTATTAGCTTTAGATTGTTTTAAAGACTCATCTAATTCTTTAATCTCTTTTTGACCAAAGATTCTATTCCAACCTTCATCATAAGCCTTATTAGTAGGTCTAGATTTACCATCCCAATTATCTGCCTTTACGTTTTTTGTAGCCATAACCCTCCTTTTTATTAGACCATAACTTTTGCCATGACCATGAAGTTAAAGCAGTTGAGTAATGGTTTATTCGCTCTAATATTTTATATACTATTCTATCTATCATTTTTTTTCTTTCCCGAACCAAATGTTGTCTCTAAACTTATCTAGTTCAACTACATTGTCATTTAAATCTTGTATTTCTGGTTCATAGTGATCTATTACTTGTTCGATCTTATGTAATTTAACAATAGCATAGGGCCATAGTTTCTTACACACTGCCAAACAATCTCTAAACGAACAACGCCAACGCCATTGTGGTTTCATACCTTTAGGGACCTTCTTAGGTCTAACAGTACCTACCATTAACGTCTCGTGGACAAGTTCTATAACATTTTTATCAGTCATAGATATCTCCATAACAATACGCCAACAATCATAAGTACCTGTTTTTTTCTTTTCCTTATATTTTTTGTAAGTCAAAGATCCTTCGCCATCAAACAATCCTGCAATGTATGCAGTGTCTAAGTGAAAATTATCATTCATTTTTATCTTTCATCATATATTTTAATATTGTCGTATAAGGGTTAGGAGTTAAGTCTCTAGTGCAACTTGCCAACATCATCTGCCACAGTATCAGCATCAATATAAGACTCAATAATTTCGGACTCATCCACATAAATTTCTCCTTCCGAATTACAGGTATCACACTGCAATATTATATGTTCTCTGCTTTTTTTGTCTTCGTCTAGCTTTCCATTCTCTTGTATTTGGAATTGCTTGTAACCATTCCCATTACACTCAGAACAAATCCCCTTGTGTTTACGCTTTTTTGAGTTTGCCATTGTATGTTTTCGCTTTCTCGTTTGCAATTGATTCAATAGTTTTACTTATAGATAATTTTGCATCAGGTAATAGTACCTTCGACAATGCTATCAATTTCTTGTATGTGTCATGTGTTAATGATACATTTCTATACTTTGTTATGTCAGTCATTTTTCCTCTTTCATTTGTTTATAATGACTATATAGGATTATAATAGGATTTGTCAATGATTAAAATATTTTTATTTATGTATATTTGTAGCACCGTTCCAGGAAATGAATGCAAACAAATGCCTGCAAAAATTAATGGTTTTGATGATGTGTACGATTGCACCGTCTATGGCTATCAGTATTCTAGTGATTTGATTAAAGAACTTGATAGAGAATTTGTAAACAAACATGGTGCTTACACTAAATTTATGTGTGTCCCACAGCCCATTATTTAATTACTCACAAATAAAACCTTGTACCGTGCCTCTACCATCATTTAGATAAAGGCCTTGACCTCTAGGGTCATCATAGCTGTGTGTTGTTATAGTTTCAATATGCACTCTTGCATAATTAAAACAATCGTTCACACTATTAACCAATGGCAAGGGTAACGGTTCTTTTACTAGGTCTCCGTTGAACAGTAGAACCAGGATTACTATCGTTTTTACCATTGCTAGTCCCTTGTGTTATTATTTTTTTTATATTAGGTGCTTTTAATTCTACTTCAACACCGTATCTTGTCCAAGCTTTCTTCATTAGATTTAACTCTAATATAAATGTAGACCACTGACTTTGTGATGTACCTTTGACGTTTAATGTTATTGTTTTCATGTTTCCTCGCTTTCTAAAAAGGAGAATAGGATATTATTTGACGGTTGTCAACCCTGACCGATATATCTTTTTTGAGATTTTTGACGTTTTTCTGATTTGTTTAAACATTTTTTATGTTGTCGTGGTCCACGTTTCTTGTTTTGCTCTCTTTTAACGTAGTAAGAAAAATTTTGTTTGGCCATTAGTCATCTATACTTAAAAGATTGTCCTTATCCGATGTATTTAATACAGGCATATAACTAATTTTACCATTTACGTGTTGTTTAAGATCATTACCACATAGTGTGCATCTAAAAAAATCAGGCACAAGTGATACTAAAAGAGCATCTTGTTCACATTCAGGACATAAACCTTTTACGACTT